ACTGCATTTAAAAATTTTATTGATAACATTGAAAACAATATAGAAAACGGATTTGGGACTAATGATTTAGATTTTATTGATGATGTACCAGAAACTCGTAATGAAGTAAAATTATATATGCCTCCTGCGTTTTCTTATAATGACGGAGTTACTTATAACAACTTTGAGTTAGGAGTAGGAGGAGCTAAATTTGAAGCTGCTTCAAAGTCAGGTCTTAATGTAGCAGAAAGAGCAAGACAAGGGTTTCAAAATACTTTTGCGGATTTAGGTGGATTATTAGGTGCCGGAAATAACTCAAGAGGAGCGGATGCTGCTGCAGCATTAATGTTTCAAGGTCTTGCTGATAAAGTTGGTCAGGGAGGATTAGCTAAAAGTATGTCTAGGGTTGTTTCTAATCCTAATGTACGTGTAATTTTTTCGGGAGTTAATTTAAGAACTTTCTCTTTCACGTTTAACTTAATTTCTGCATCAGCTAAAGAATCAGTAGAAATAGAAAAAATAGTTAAGTTTTTTAGAACAGAATTGTATCCAATATCAATAGGTCAAAAGTTAGGAGACACTCAAATTGAAACAGGATTAAGATTTCCAAATAGATTTATAATAGAAATTATGTATGGCGGTGTGCCTGTGTTCACTAAACTGAAACCATTATATTTAACAAACGTTAGTACAGTTTATAATAAATCACAAGCAGGTATGCATCATGACGGTAAACCTTTTGAGGTTGATGTTACACTTACTTTCCAAGAAAGTGTTGCCCTGAAAAGACAAGATATAGAGAACGGATACTAGTATGTTAGGTTTATTAGATAACTTTAAAACGATATTTTATAGGTTTGGCGACAACGAAGATATCGTATTATTTCAAAGACTCACTCAATATATTTCTGCGGTAGATGTAGACGATATATTGCTTTCTGAAAAATATACAATAAAATCAGGAGAAAGACCAGACACCTTGTCATATAAAACATATGGTAAGACAGATTACTATTGGACATTTTATCTTGTTAACGAACACCTTCGTGAATCTGGATGGCCTTTACCAAGTTATGATTTACTTGACGAAGCAAAGAAAAAATATCCTCATAGAACTGTGACAACAAATACTAACATATCAAAATCTTTTCCTGTTGGTCAAAAAGTATTAGGTTTGTTTAGCGGAACTGAAGGAACTATTATTCGAAGAATACCAGACATGGGTCAACTCATAATAGATACAGGAACAGAAAAGTTTACACAAAACGAAACTATAAAATATAACGATGGTGATGGTAATTTATTTCAAGCAACAGTTCTATCAGACGTAGAACAGTATAACTCTGTTCATCATTATGAAGACGCTGATGGAGTTCATCAAGATTTAACATTATTTGATTTTGGTAATCCCTCTTCTTTTTGGACTAAAGTATCATATTTCGATAGACTCAATCAAAAGAATGATGAGTTAAAAGAAATTGATATTGTATCTCCAAGAGCTATAGAAGGTTTAGTAACACAATTTCAAAGACTAATGAAGACACAATAAATGTCTAACAATAACATATTACCACAATTTAGAGTAGTTGAAGCTATTATTACATCTGATATTTCTGATGTATCTATTGTTGTTACTAATGACCTACTTGAATTAAACCTTTATGAGTCCTTAGACCAACTATACCTTACAGGCGATGCTACCTTTTTAGATAAACATGGATTTTATTCTACTATACAATTTCAAGGAACTGAGAGAATAAATTTAACTATTCAATCAGGCGACTCTGAACATACAACAAGAGTTTTAAAGAAAACTTTTATAATAGACTCTGTAATAAATAGAATCAAAACAACTAATGGCATGTCAAGTACTTATGTTTTTCATCTTATTGATGAGATAGGTTTTCTTTCTCGAATAAAAAAAATAAGTAAGTCTTTTTCAGGAAGTCTTGAAACTATAACCAAAAAAATAGTACAAGGGGAACTGAAAAGAAAGGTTGATATTTCTTACTCCGGAGCAACATCAGGTAATCAAGAACTAAGTGTTCAGGGAAACAGAACTTGTATTATTCCTAACATGACTATACTAGAGGCCATACAGTGGTTGTCTCAGAGAATTACTACTAAAAACGGTTCTCCTTATTTTGTTTACTCTACTTTAAAACTTGATGATGAAGTGACGATTGAAAATGATGTAGAGGTAGATTCATCTCTTATAAGGATTGGTAACTTGGATACAATGTTATCAAGAAAAGCTTTTAATAAAACACCATTTATCTATAACCCAAACGCTAAATCTCAAAACGATGAGTTAGCATTTGATAAAATGTTTGTGATAAAGTCTTTAAAATTTGGTAGTTCATCTAATACTTTGAGGCTGTTAGAAATTGGTTCTCACTCAAGTGATTATTCAAATACAGACTTAAATACTGGAGAAATACAAAAAACCAAATATAGTTTAAAGCAGCAACTTAAAAAACTTTCAGATGAGTCTATAATAAACTCTAATCAAAACGTTCACAATTCAAAGTTTATGCTTAAAGACGAGTTCATTGATACTTACTCATCTAAAAAATATCATACCATAACTTCTTCAGGAACACAAGGAAATATAAAGGGTTATAACGAGTCTGGAGAAGGGGATGGTTTGAAAAATAGAATTTCTACCTTCGCTATAAAAAATGCTTTATATAAAAATAGTATAGAGATTGTTGTTGAAGGTATTGGCGTTTTTATATCAGGAACACAGGTTGGCGATATTATAAACGTACTTATAATAGGCGATACAGATGAAGATTTTAGTCCAGATAATTTTAAAGACTCTAAGTATACAGGAGATTATTTAATATGGGAATTAAAACACAAATTTAGAAATAACGAACATAGTGTCTTTATGACCTTGTGTAAATTAGAGGCAGAAGAATAATGGACGTTATTAAATCTATTCCTTCAGAATACTATGGTGATAGCACTCGTTGGTTTATTGCTACTGTTGTAAACTCAACTCCTCCAGCAGGATATGAGGGGCGAGTAAAGATACGTATACACGGATTACATAGTGAATCTACTATTGATATTCCGGAAGAACATTTACCTTGGGCGCAATGCCTCCTTCCTACAACAGAGGGTGGGGTTTCGGGCATAGGAAAAATACCGCGCGTGCTACCAAGCGCATTAGTATTCGGAATGTTTATGGACGGAAATCACTCACAGACACCTATAGTACTGGGTTCACTTCCTAAGATAGAAAGACCTTCACAGATACAAATACAAAATAGACAGCGTTATACAACAGCAAAAGATAGTATTATTGCGAGCGCTATTAATATTGCGGATACATTTACTGAAACTCCTGACGAAGCACTTTTAAAAAATAGAGCAGAATATTCTTTACAATTTTTTCTAAACATAGGATATAGCTATTCTCAATCTATAGGAATAACAGATAATCTTTTTCAAAATGGTATGTATTCAGGTTTTGAAGGAAGTGAAGAACAAGGTACAGTTAATTTTGGTGTTGGAAAGTGGTCAGGAGAAAGGTTTAAAGATATAAAAAGTTTTTCACCAGCAGGTTATACAACCTTTTCAACTCAACTTGAGTTCATAGCATTTGAATTAAATGGAAAACAAAGGTCTGCTAATATTCGTTTATTACAAAGTGAAAAGGTTAAAGGAGAAAAAGGTTCTCTTTATATATTCTCTAAATACTATTTGAAAAGAACAGAAGAAGAACTTAAAAATTTAGATTTAGTTGGGAGATATCAAAATGGATAAATCTAGAGGTAGGTCATAATGGCTTTGGGAAGTTTCTTCAATAAAAAATTATTTGACAAGTTAAATGCTGCAACAGAAGAGCAAAGAAGATTAAATAATCTAAAGGCTCCTATTATAAAAACTTCAAGAGAAGTGACAGGTGACGAGGTCACAAATTTAATTGTTGGTAATGAAGACATAAATGTTGTAACAGAAGAATATAATGAATCTCCAGAAAATGCTACTCCGTTACAAACATCATTTGAACAATTACGAGACCAATACATGGCACAAAACGTTAGTAGTATGGGTAAGAAAGTTGGGAATGGTTTAAAGGGCGTTGCATTATCTATAAATGAAGACCCAACAGGAAACGGGATATGTGAACTAGTCGCTCTTGGCGGAACTACTGGAACAGGAAAACAACCAAAAAGTTTAGTCGTTTGTGGCGGTAGTGTTTTAGCAATAGAAACTTCTAGGAAAGCATATATAGAAAAATGTAATGCTCGTATAGGAGAAATAGCTACAATCGCTGATTCTATTCCAGCAGTATTAGGTACACCTTCCGGAGGGTTTCTAGGACTTGTGTTAAAGGTTGTTAGCGTACTTGGCGTTGCTGGTAGACTTGGAGCAGAGACTGGGCCACTAGCAAAATTTACAAAAGCTATTAATGAATTTGTAGATGATATCGGTGATGCTACAGGTATTGATAAATTTTCTGAATGGATTAAAAAAGGCCCAATCGGAAAAACTCTAAAGTTTTTTGAAGACCTTCCTGGAAGAGCAGCTGGTGTTGTAGGAGACATTTTTGACGACGTTTTTGATTTTATAAAGTTTGATGAGATTTTTCCAGAGTTTAAAACTGTTATCCTCCCTAACATAAACGCTCCAGAAGGTGTAGTAGGTTCAACTATTGAGCAAGTAACAAAAAACAAAACATTAGCTGGTGAGTTTAAGGCGTCTTTAAAAGGTTACATACAAGATGTAGCTAGTGGTATGGCTTCTGATATTAACCACACTTTCAGAGGTCTTATCTCTCAGGAAAATATAGGTGCTTATACCGTTCAAATGATAAATGGTGATGTTGAGGGTGCTGCGAAAAACCTTCTTCAAGATAATGTTCCTGTTGCTATTACTGCTTATGCTGTCTTAGGAGATAAGTTAAAAGAAGCAGAAACTATAGAGGATATGATCAAAGGCATAGCAGAATCAGAAGCTTCTGCTGCGGATAAAGAAAAGGCGCAAAACGAAATTGATAATGTTATAAAAGAAATGACATTGATATCTGATTTCCATAATAACTTAGAAAGTGTTATTGCGTCAAACGTATTAGGTGATACTGAAGCGACATACATACAAGACTTATCAGTTCCCTTTACTTTTGTTTCATCGGTAGAAGAACTTGAACTTGAAATGTCAGGTAGACTTGCTCCAAAAGGTTCACGACCTGTCAGTAAAATCGTTATTCATGCTACAGAAAGTTTTACTAATTCAAACTTTGGAGCAGAAGAAATAAATGATATACACAATAAGTTAGGTGATGAAGGAATACAATATCATTATGTTATAAGACGTGATGGTAGACTACAAAGGGGTCTTAGTATAGAAGAGTCTGGTAAACATACAGGAGATGAAGGTATTGATAAAAATTCTATTGGTATTGTTATGGTTGGTGGTATAGATTCCCCGACAACAGAACAGCCATTTCAAACATCAAGTAGTTCATTTACTCGCGTTCAATACAATACATTAGAACAATTCCTTACAGTATATTATCATAATTTTCCAGGAGGAAGTGTTTATGGGCATAATGATTTAGATAATTCAGAACTTGACCCATACTTTGATGTTCAAGACTATATATTATCCTTATTTGGAAAAGTAAATACAGATATTCTTGTTGATATTGATGACACTGAATCCGAAGATTTCGAAGATTTAAACCCACCAGCAGAAAATGGAGAAGTTGTTGAAGAAGATGTAGATGCTGAAATAGCAGAAGATGATACCGAAGCGGTAGAAAAAGAAGAGGGTAAGGTTAATGATAGTATTAAAGTCACGAGTAAAAAAGTTCTTGACGATATTAAGAAAAAATCAGTAATATATAAGGAAAGTGAAAAATACAAAGTTTATTATAGACCTCAACAAAGTAAAGATAATAAACCCGTCGACTGGAACGAATTTAAAGCAGGTTCTAATATCGCTGAAGATATACAGTATTTTGCGAATACAATCTCAGAAAACTTGTTTGTTAATTCTGGATATCGTGACCCACATCAAAATGTTAGAGCTAAAGGTGCGCCAAGAAGATTATTGTCAGAAAATGAATCGGTTACAGTAGCGCGTGAAAAAAGTTTAACAGAAGATAGAGGGCCAGAATCAAATACTCCAGGATTAAGTAATGGTAGTCCGCACATGTATGGCCTTGCTGTTGATGTTGGAATAAGAGGTTTTGAAAACAATAGAGACAAGGTTGCTCAATTAGTAAAACTCGCCAAGCAAAGGGGGTTCACGCAAATTGGTATTAGTTCTACATTTATTCATATGGATAAGAAAGACCCTGACAGAGGATTTTTCTATAAAGACTACCCAAGTAAAAATAAATCTACGCCAGAGCATAAAATGATGGTGAAATTAAACATGAATATATCTACTAAATATTAAAATAAGAGCATACAATCTAGAGAAATATATGACTACAAAAAAAGATAACCATAAGGCAAGAGTTGATAAACTGGGTTTAGGTATAGAGCTTACTGTTGGTGTTCCTACAGACGGAATGCAATCTCCTACAGGAGAATACCCTAAAAGAGAATATAACTTTGGTTCTTCAGTTAACAAAGCAGCGCTTGGTACTAAAGTAAACAAACTTTATACAGGTGGTGGTGAAATTGGTGTACCATTAGGTATACCAGAACAAATGCCTTCTCAGTATCCGTTCAATCAAGTAGACGAAACACCTAGTGGGCATGTTATTGAGATGGACGACACTCCGGGTGGCGAAAGAGTCCTTATTAAACATCGTAAAGGGTCGGGTGTAGAATTACGTGCTGATGGTACGGTTGTAATATCCGCGTTAAATAATAAGGTTGAAGTAACAGGAGGAGACCAAACCGTGATCATTGAAGGTCATGGTAATCTTGTATACAACGGAAATCTTAATCTTAAAGTAAGTGGTGACTATAACGTAGAAGTTGGAGGTAACTATAATGTTAAAACAGGAGGTAACGCAACTAAAAATATAAAAGGTAACTCTGTTGATACTGTTGTGGGAACTAAAAAAGAAAGTGTACACGGGACGAATACAATCATAACAAGAGGAAATAAAGTTGATGTTAACTTATCAAACCTAAGAGTTTCTACTAAACAATCAACTAGAATTGCTTCTCAGGGTAGTTTACAAGTAGGTTCTGGAAGCAATATGTTTCTACACTCAGATAATAAGTTTGATATTTCTTCTAAAAATATAATCGCTAATGCGCCAGAAGCTTTGGTATTAAAAGGTACACGCGGAGTGATTGGGGGGCAAGAAATGAGATTTACGGGACGAACATATTCTGGCGCTCGTAAATCAAAAAGTAAACCAGAACTTAAATATTCTGCAGGTCAAAGTCAATTCTATACGTTTGATAGTGACGGTGTAATCAATAACGTTACTGTAGGTGATAGTGATAACTATTTAAATATTCAAGGGTCAACCAGCGATGATTTTGAGACCGCAATATTTCATGGAGACCTTTACGGTATTGCGCAGAAAGCTCAAATGGCAGATAACGCAAATAAATCTATTACGGCATTTCATTCAAGTTTTGTAGCTTCACCAATTCCTATTGGCAAACCAGGAAATATGAGTGTTTTAAAAATAAAAGATTTAGTTTCAAATTTCAATATGGAAGCAGAAGCAGGTCATGATCCAGTAGAGACTAGTGAGATATTTAATGTAGCATTAGGTCTCCTTAGTGATTCAGATATGAACACTTATGTTAAATTAGGTAAACCTATAGTAGAAGTTCTTATGGACGAAGGAGATTTTATAAGAGATGATATGAAAGGTAAAGAATTTTATGAAGGTGTTTTTGAAAGAGAACCAACTCCTGCTGAAGTTAGGTCGGCATTTAGAAATCCGAGTACAAGATTTGAGAGCAGAGGTTTAGGTGATGGAACAGTAGGCATTAAACCTTCTAAACTCGCAAAACTTCTTGCTGTTCAGAAAAGGAATCCTTTAATAAACCCTAACGCATTAATACATCCTCCTATCCCACCAAAACTTACAGGAAGAGTTGTTAATAAAGAAACTTCTTCAAAATATGGTTTTACTCCTATAGGAAATTCAATAGATAATAGAGGAAAAAGATTTAGAAAATGATAGTACAACCCGAATTACAATATAACCCAGACTTACAGTCTTACATTTCTTCGAGAACTAAACTTGGTCGTGGAATAACTATGGCAAAGTTTTTGGGTTCATATTCTGATAAAACTGACCTTAGTCATATGCCAACACAAGACTTAAGAAGAAAGCTCGCAAGAAACCTTACACTACACGCTAATGCCTTATCCGTAATAAACAATAACACTCAAAGATTTAATGACGTTCGCGTTATTGTAAGCGAAGGTGTCTATAAGAAACAAGCGGTAGATGCAGAAAGCGAAATTATGACTCAAAAGGCAATCGGTAGACTTGTGTATTATCAAGTCATAGGAACAAACGGAGAAATTGATTTTGAAAAAACGTTTGATGTTGCTGTGTTTTGGAAAGACCATATAGAATACGATGAAATAAAATTAGATTATGATAACTATAATCCAGATGGAAGTTTTAGCGCGCAGATTGGATTATTGATGCCTTTTTTGACTGAGGAATATGAAGCAAATTTCAGAAAAGAGGTAAACACTTATTTTAATAATGACTTAATGGCAGATAATGCATTTACAGAATTTACAGGATAAAATAAATAAAATTAAATAACACTATCAAAAACGTATAAATAGAACTATGACAAGAAGAGCATTCGCACAAGAAGACGCAGATTTAGGAACCAACTCAGTTCCTATATCAAGAAAGCGTGATTATAAAGATATAGATTTGACGCTTGCGGTTAAACCCACGAGCGGAGACTTCTATTCTAAAACGAATGCTGCAGCAGTAAAACAATCGATTAAAAATTTACTTATGACTAACAGACTTGAAAAACCTTTTCGTCCAGAATTTGGAGCTGATATAAGAAGGTTCTTATTTGAGTTAATGAGTGATACGTCAGATTTTTATATAAAAAGGCATCTCGCATCAGCAATTCGTAGGAGTGAACCGAGAGCTAGAATAATGAATATAGAAGTTTATAATTTAGAAAATTATAAAAATACTGTAGACGTTACTGTTACTTTCAAAATTATAAACTCTCCTCAAGTATTTCAAGTTACTACAAATCTAGCAAGGTTAAGATAAATGACGACAGCAATAACATCAACCGCATTAGATTTTAATTCTATAAAGAATAATCTAAAAACCTCCTTAGAAAACTCTGGGAAGTTTACGGACTTTAATTTTGAAGCATCTGGTATATCAAGTATATTAGATGTTCTGGCTTATAATACACACTTTAATGCTCTTACCGCAAACTTTGCGTTAAATGAATCATTCCTTAGCACTGCTCAACTTAGAAGTTCAATCGTATCTCTCGCGGAAGGTATTGGTTATATTCCTAATTCAAGAACTGCGTCACAAGCTATTGTAAACCTTTCTATAAATTTAAGTGGTGTTTCAGGAAGACCTTCAACTATTAGAATAAACGAAAACTTTAAATTTAATACGTCAATTGATGAAACAGACTATGTATTTCAAACGAGGGAAACTTTAGTAGCAACAGATACAGAAAATAGCGGAATTTATATTTTTAAAGATTTATCTGGAAGTAAAGATATAAAAATATCAGAAGGAACACTTAGAAGTAAGCGGTTCATAACACTAGAATCAAAAGATAATCCTGTATATGTTATACCAGATAAAACATTAGACCTTTCAACAGTAGTTGTAAAAGTTTTTGAAAATACTTCTACTTCAACTTTTACTACATATTCAAACATTATTAACGCAACAGTTATTAATGAAAACTCCACGCTTTATATACTGAAAGAAGCTCCGAACGGTTTATTCGAATTATCTTTCGGTAATGGTGTTACTCTAGGAAAAGCTCCTATTTTAGGTGGAAGGATTGAAGTTGAGTATCTTAGTGTTGCTGGTGTACTAGCAAATAATGCCAAGACCTTTTCCTCACAAAATTCTGTTACAGTTAATGGCGTAAATTATCCTGTAACTGTTTCTACTGAAATAGTATCTGTTGGAGGAGACACGAGAGAGACTATAGAAAGTATTCGTAAGAATGCACCTTTCCAATATGCTTCACAGAACAGAATGGTTACTGCATCAGATTACTCTGCATTGATACTCAAGAACTATTCATCGTTCATATCAGACATACAATCCTTTGGGGGAGAAGATGCGCTTGAACCAGAATATGGTGTGGTCTTTGTATCAATATTATTTGATACAGACGATATACCTACTCAAACAAGAATAAAAAATGAGATACTACAACTATCTGAACAATTATCTGTAGCGTCGTTTGATGTTAAGTTTCAAGACCCTATAAAAACATTTATAGAAACAACAACGTTTTTTCAGTTTAGTGAAAACCTAACAACACTATCAAGAAATACAATTCAAAGTAACGTCAATCAAGTCATAGATGATTACTTTGCAGGAATAACAGGTAAGTTTGGTCAATCGTTCAGAAAATCAAACCTACTTACATTAATTGATAATTCAAGTTCAGCTGTCCTTTCTTCACGTCAAGAAATAAAAATGCAAAGAAGGTTCACACCTACTCTTACAGCTATACAAAATCATAAGATAAGGTATGCAGCTCCTATTGCTGATAATGATGACTTGATTTATACAATTACGTCTAGTCCATTTAGCTTCAGAGGTAATCCTTGTATAATAAGGAATAGACTGAATACAAACAAATTAGAAATATTTGATACGGTTCAAAAGATTGTAATTGTTGATAACTCCGGAGATTATTCTAATGATGTAGTAAATATTGTTGGACTTCAAGTTGATGCGTTTATAGGTTCAGATAACTTTATTAAGTTAAGTGTAACTCCCGCTAATCAAAGCGCTATATCTCCCCTCAGACAAGATATTATTGAGTATGATAGCTCTAAATCATTTACTTCAATAGTTGATGTTGCTTCTGGGGTTACTAACTAATGTCTTCTGTTGGTGATATAACACTAAACGATTTAGACAGAAGAGAACTTTCTGTAAGGAAGTATCACGTTAAAGAAATATTACCAGAGTTTTTTCGTGAAGAATATCCAAAGTTAATTACACTTCTTGATCAATACTATGAATTTGAAGAATCTTCAGAATCACCCTCCAGACTTATTGATGAGTTATATAAAAGTAGAGATATAACACAGACCGACTTATCCTTACTCGCATTTATTGAAGACGAGTTGTTATTAGGTCAGTCTTTTTTTGAAGGGTTTCAAGATAAACGTGCGTCATCAAAATACTCTAATGTATTGTTTAGGTCAAAGGGTACTAAGTATTCTATACAACAGTTCTTTAGAACATTTTTTGGAGTAGACCCTGAAGTTATATACACCAAAAATAATGTTTTTAATGTGGGTGATAATATAGGAGCAGAAAGTCAAAAGTTTATAACTAACAATAAGTTATATCAGAAACATGCTATACTTATTAAGACAGACCTAGCACAAAGTAAATGGAAAGATGTATACAAACTTTTTGTTCATCCTGCTGGAACATTTTTAGGTTCGCAAGTACAGATAATAAGTTCCGCAACAGAAATTATTTCTGCACCAATTGTAACAATTGAACCACCTCCACCATTGGCGGTACACAGTCAGGCATCATTTGCTACATTCGCTACGATTGATAATACATCACTTGTAGATGATGTTAATTTTGACTCAGACGGAATACTAAGTAGAATACGACCAGAGATGGTTAATTTACGTTTGGATAATAATAGTACAATATCATTACAAGATATGAATAATCAATATAATAGTTTACGAGAAGCACAACTTGCAACCTCACCAACCTTTGATGATTCAGACCAAGTTGGAACAAATGGTATGGACTTATCTAACGACTTCTCATTCGAGACGTTAGACCAAGATAGACACGTATTTTATAGTTCAGATTCAGACCAATATTTATTAAATCTCGGTCATTTGAGTTAAAAAAGTATATAAATAGAATAAAGAATTAGGATATATTAATGACTAAACAAACATTAAATAAAGGGAGTGCCGCAAACGACGGTACAGGTGATACTCTTCGTCAGGGTGCAGCAAAGATTCAAGCAAATTTTGATGAACTCTATGCTATATTAGGGGGAGATACTCTTTCATCAAATGTTTCATTCGACGCAACTAATAAAGGTATTATCTTTGACGGTACTTCTGTTAATAATCACCAGACATTTCTTGTTCCTACAGACCCAACCGCAGATAGAACACTTACTCTTCCAGATGCATCAGGTAATGTGGTTTTAGATACTTCGACAAACACTCTTACTAATAAGACTTTAACAAATCCTATATTAAGTCCTACTGCAACTACTGCGGGTAAGATAGAATTTTTAGAAGGCACAAATAATGGCACGAATAAAGCAACACTAATTGGCCCTGCTTCAACCGCAGACGTAACCATAACATTACCTGCAACAACAGATACATTAGTTGCTAGAACAACAACAGATACACTCACTAATAAAACACTTACAACTCCTGTTATAAGTTCTCCTAATATTTCAACAAGTATAAACGACGGAAACGGTAATACAATATTGACTATTCCTGTTCTGTCAGGAAACAATCCCATAGTAAATAATTTAAAAATAACAAGTACAGAAGCGTCGGATAATCCTATATTAGAATCAACAGGTTCAACTAATGTTGGACTTAATATTGCAGGTAAAGGTACAGGACTTGTTACAATAGCATCGGGTTTCGCATTTGAATCCGTAACACAGGGGGCAGATGGTGAGGTATCTCTTGTTAAGACATTAACGGTATTCGATTTAGGTTCCCCTCTTGCCGCAACACTTGCGAACGGAACAGTTAGAGGACAAATAAAAATACTTACAAACAAAGGTTCAGGAGTAGCGACAACAACTCAGGTTAATTCTAATTTTGGGTTTGGAGCATCAATCGCATTAGCACAACACAAGACCGCAACATTATTGTGGGACGGAAATCACTGGCAAATACAATCAACTTATGGTGGAACGGTAGCATAAAATGGCAATAGTAACAAGTAAATTTAAAAGAGAAATGATTCAATTATTATTGAATGACTTTAATGATTCAGCATCTAATAAATACTATATTGGTATTGGTAGGTCAGATGATTGGAACGCAACAGACACTGCTCCGGCTGTAGAAAATCATGATGTTGAAGCAAGATTATTTAGAAATTCACTTCAGTCAGTTAAGAAAGTTTCAGATATATCGTTCGTTGTTCCAAGACACAATTGGAGTTCAGGTACAATATATTCCGCGTATAGTGATAAAACATCAGGATATCCAACACAACCTTATTATGTAATGAATGATAATAATCAAGTTTATATATGCGTTCAACAAGCAAAAAATGCTCAGGGAGAAGCTCTAAATTCTACAGTACAACCTTCTGGTAATACAAGCGGTACAACGTTTATTACTTCAGACGATTATGGATGGAAGTTTTTATATTCTATCTCTGCATTAGACGCTAGTAAATTTATGGCAGCTAACTTCATACCTGTTAAGAAACAAATTGGTTCAGGAACTCAGGCATCAGATACGGAACAACTCGCAGTACAAACCGCAGCAGTTGACGGAGAGATAATAGGTTATGCTCTTGACTCTGGAGGAGAAGGATATACCTCTGCTCCAACATTAACGATTGTTGGTGATGGTACAAAAGCAAAAGCAGTTGCTGCACTATCTGGAACTTCTGTTTCTAAAGTTGATGCTCAGGATAGCGCATCAACACTATGTTTAGGTTCAGGATATACGAACGCAATTGTAACGCAGTCAGGCGGTTCGCCAACAAAACCTGCTAAGATAAGACCTATATTTGCTCCTAAAAATGGTGCTGGTTCAGACCCAAGACAAGACCTACTTTCATCTAATATTATGTTAGGAGTTAAACCTGCAGGAACAGAAAGTAATGATTTTGTAGTAGGAAACGATTTCCGTCAGGTAGGGTTGTTTAGAAATATTTTAGATAGTTCGGAAGGAACATTATTTACATCAGCAACAGGTATTGCTTTGAAACAATTAGTTTTTTCTTCCGGAGCAAGTGGAGATGATGCATTTACTCCAGATAAAAATATAATAGGTCTTAGTTCTGGTATAAAAGGTATTATTGATAAGGTTGATGGTACAAACGTTTGGTATCATCAAAATGATGAAACAGGATACGGAAACTTTACGAATGGAGAAACCGTTGAAGAAACAGACGGTAATGGTGAAGGGATTCTTCATGGTTCTTCATCGCTAGTGTTACCAGAGGTAGAAAGTCTTACTGGAGATTTGCTATATATAGATAATAGGGCAGCAGTAACACGTGCCTCAGACCAAACAGAAGATATTAAAATAGTCATACAACTTTAGGATAATAGAATAATGCCAACCACGTTTACTTCAAATGTCTTTTCGTCAACATACAAAGACGATTTTAAAGATAGTGATAACTATCATCGCATTCTTTTCAATAGTGGTCGCGCGTTACAAGCACGCGAACTTACTCAGATGCAAACAATTATCCAAGAGGAGATTGCAAGGTTTGGTCGTAATATATTTAAAGATGGTGCTGCCGTAAATCCTGGTGGACCAAGTATTAATAACGATTATAGATTTGTTAAACTTTCAGATGAAAGCGTATTACCTACAGACCCTACAACTCTGGTTGGTACAGAATTTACAGGTGCTGCTTCAACAGTTAAGGCAAGAGTATTAGAAGTTGTTGCTGCTACCGATACAGACCCAGCAACACTTTATGTTCAGTATACAAATACTTCAGGTGGTTCGGTAGGAACAACAGCTGTAAGATTTAATACAGGCGAAAGTATAAGTAATGGTAGTACAACCCTTCAAGTACAAACAATTAATAACGCAACAAACCCTTCTACAGGAGTAGGTTCTAAAATACATAATGATGGAGGAGATTTCTTTGTAAGAGGTCACTTCGTTTTCGTTAATCCTCAAGGTTTAATACTTTCTAAGTATACAAATAATGCTACTAAAATTGTTGGTTTTAAAATAACAGAAGATATTGTTACTACTGCTGACGATACTGCGTTATTTGATAATCAGGGAGTTACTCCGAATGTAACTTCTCCAGGAGCAGATAGATATCGCATCAAACTAACTCTTACAACACAAGACCAAATAGCTGCAGACGAAAATTTCGTTTTCTATTGTCACGTCGTAAATGGAGAAATAGTTGATCAAGCATCAGGTACAGATGATTACAATAAAATAACCGACCTTCTTGCCGAAAGAACTAAAGAAGAGTCAGGTAATTATATCGCAAAGAAATTTAATGCTTCATTATCAGATAGTGGGGAAAATATATTAGTTAATATTTCAAGCGGCATAGCATATGTAAACGGATATCGTGCGACTAATGATAGACCAATTTCATTAGTAGTCCCGAAACCACAAACAACTCTTACTCTTCAAAATAATACAGTTGGTTTAACTTATGGTTCATATTTTATATGCTCTTCGTTAAAAGGTAAATTAAATATAGCAACCTTTGAAACAGTTAACTTATCTACATCTACATCTGACCCAAGTGGTAATTCTATAGGTACTGCTAAAGTAAGATATGTAGAAAAAGATGGAAGCAATTTCAAAGTATATCTATTTGATATCAAAATGAGCAGTGGACAATCATTAAGGAATGTTAAAACAATCGGATTAAATACTAGCAATTTCGCTGTTATTTTACAAGAAGGCAGTCCAGCAAAATCAATACTAAAAGAAACTAATAAAGTAAATCTTGTATATCCGACAAACAATCCTCGTCCAAGAATATTAACAGACGCGAGTTTTGAAGTTCAAAGGATTATTACAGGTACTCCATCTGGAGGAGCGCTTACTATTGGTTTAACTACTAGCGGCGAGACTTTTGTTAATACAGGTCAGATTTTAATAACACGCGTTGATACTGGAGTTGTGGTAACTCCGACAAGTATTACAGGAACAGGAACTGCTAACTTAACCTTTGCGGGATTACCGAATACAGCTCTAACACTATATGTAAAGGTAAACAAAGGAACACCTCAACCTAGACAAAAGTCTCTTAGTTCAGTAATAACTAAAACAGCTTCAATTACAACAGATGGTGACGCTTCTTTCATAGATTTACATGCGACAGACTTACATGATGTAATTGCAATAAAACAAACAGATTCAGATGGTATAGATTTAAGTTCTAGGTTCACTATTGATAATGGGCAAAGAGCAAGTCATTACGCAAACGCAAGACTTATTGTTAATGATGGAACTACTGCTCCTTCCGGAGATGTTTTCGTTAAGTTTAGACACTTTACACATGGTACTGGAGATTTCTTCTCAGTTAATTCATACGGAACAGCGTCTACGGTTGCTTATGAAAATATACCAGACTTTAAACCAAATAATAGAACTTCTATTAATCTACGTGATGTTATAGACTTCCGTTCTTCGGTTGACTCAGATGGTTTATTCGTAGGTTCAGGAGTAGCAATAAATGAACTACCAACGAATGGTGACGCTTTCCAAGCTGATATAGAATACTATCTACCAAGAGCAGATAAAGTGTTTATAACAACACAAGGTGAAGTTAAATTGGTTCAGGGCGAGCCAGGATTTAATACTCAAATTCCTTCTGCTCCAGAAAATTCTTTAGAGTTATTTAATTTAAATCATAATGGATATGGATTAAATTCTAAAGATACTTCTGTAACTCCAATAGAATCAAAACGATTTACTATGAGAGATATATCTAATTTAGAAAAGAGAATAGATAAACTTGAAGAAGTTACGTCATTATCTTTATTAGAAGTTGATACCTCATCTATACTTGTATTAGATTCTGCGGGTAATCCACGTAGTAAGTCAGGTTTCTTTGTAGATAACTTTAAAAACAGAGCATTTATTGATGGACAAAATCCAAATAATCGTTCTGCGATTGACCCGTCACTAGGAGTATTATTACCTCAACAATATGATAATAATATTTCTTTGGTGTATGATTCAGATAAATCTACAAACACTATATTAAAAGGCGATACTGTTTATATAAAATATAGTGAAGACTCAGCTATATCTCAGAAAAGAGTTTCGGGTTCAGAAAACGTAAATCCATTCGCAGTACTTACAGGAATAGGTAATATTACAATGTCTCCTGCCTCTGATGAGTGGCAAGACACAGTATTCCTTCCAGAAAATGTTATTGAAGAAACAGCGATAGATGATTTAGGCGACCTTAACGATGGTGGCAGAGTTTATCCAATGAGAAGTTCTACTCAAAACTTTCTCCCAATAGTAGGGTATGGCCCATATGTACAAAATCTATTTAATGGATTTAACGGAACAAGAACTTGGAACTGGAACGGAAGTCCTATAACACCTCCACCAACTATTAGAAATGGTGGCGGTTTCCTTGGTAGTATTGGTAATGTTGCTATGCAAACATCCAGAAGAGCGCAAGACTTTTCTTTACCTTTCTCTCCTCGTATTGTTATAAGCACTCAAACAATCCGTGAAGTTACAGGGGATAGACAAGTATCCTTGACATTCTTACCCTTTATTCGTTCAAGAAAAGTATTCTTCAAGGCAGAAGGTTTAAGACCGAATACAAGATACTTCCCATTCTTTGATAATACACAAGTAAATGCTTTTGTAAGACAACATGAGACTGAGCCGTTCATAAGAATGTCTGCTCTTACTGCTGAAGCAAGAAAGTTAATTGATGGAGTTGATCATAAATTAAATAGAGACAAAACATCACACCCGAATGGGTCAACAAATTTAGTTTCAGATGTTGACGGTAAAATAGAAGGTTCATTCTTTATTCCTTGTAACCCTGTTCCAAGAGATGAAAATGGAGACCCACTTCCTGTTGATACAAACAAGGATGTTGGTGTTAGATTCCGTGCTGGTACTCGTGAGTTTAAACTTCTTGATATTAGTCAAAACGATGATTCCCTTGCTACAAGTTCAGCAAGATTTAATTATATCGCGCAAGGAACTCTAGAAACTCGTCAACAGACTGTGACATCAACTCGTACAACTATAATTAGACCAATGATAAGGACTAGGACACAACCAGCCACGCATAGAGACCCTCTTGCTCAGTCTTTCCGTGTCCCAACAGGTTCAGGTATGTACGTTACTAAGATAGATTGTTTCTTTAAAACTAAAGATGATTCAATTGCTGTTGCCTTAGAAATTAGACCTATGATAAATGGACATCCTTCTTCAACAGATATTATTTCTAATGCTGTTAAGTTTGTTTCAGCTTCTGCGGTAGCATTACCAGCAGGACAGACTTCAGCTGAAGTACTTGCTGCGCCAACAACCTTTGAGTTTGATGAACCTATCTTCTTGAATCCAGATACAGAATATGCTATGGTTCTTCTTGCTGAGTCAACTAACTACGAAGCATATGTTGCAGAAACATATGAGTTTGAGTTGGGTTCAACAGAAAAACGTATTAATAGACAACCTGCTATGGGGTCATTATTTAAGTCTCAGAATGGTTCTACATGGGAACCAGACCAAACGAAAGACTTAATGTTTGTGATTCATCAAGCAATATTTGATACTGCTGGCGGTAATGCTGTATTCGAAAACGGTGATGCGCCAAAAGAATTATTAATACCTAATGCTTTATATTCCGATTCAGGAAGCAATACAATAACTATGTATAATCCAAACCACGGATATATTAAAGGTGATGCTCCAGCTAATATATCTGAATCAATAAATATATCAGGTCTTGATTCTGATACAGTATATAACGGAATATTAGGGTCATCTATAATGGGCAGTAGAGTTATTACTGTATCAGATGGATTTGGACTTAAATTTAATGCTGATAGTGCCGCGACATCTTCGGGTAGATTTGGTGGTTCCACTATGGTTACTAATAGACAAATACCGTTTGATGGTTGCGTTCCAAATTTCACAACAATAATACCAGATGACACTAATATAGTTTGTAGTGTTAAATTTATGTCAGGCGTGTCTTTCGCAGGTTCTGAAGCTCCATATACAAAATCTAGTTCTTTTAGTTCTGATATTGTAATAGGAGAAGAAAACTATTTTGATTCTCCAAAATTAATTGCTAATGAAGCCAAAGAAACCTCAGAACTTGGGGCTGGAGAGCGTTCGACAACGTTTAATATTAAATTGTCGACAACTAACTCAAACGTATCGCCAATCATAGATGGCCAAAGGTCTTCATTGACCACTATAAGTAATCTTATCGATAGACAAATATCAGGTTCAACAGCAGCATCAGGATTTAATATTCCGTTGAATTATGTTCCAGAAACTAAGTCCTCCGGAGGTTCTTCTCTTGCGAAACATATATCTTCAGTTCAAGTACTTGAAGATACTTCTGTTGGTTTAAAAGTTATTTTATCGGCATTAAGACCGAAGGGTGCTGACTTTGAATTATATTGGAGAACTGCACAGGATGGTGAAAATATTCTTGATATAGATTGGACATTAGAGCCAAGAGAACAGGTTATTCCTACAGATGATAAAAACTTCCGTGAGTATAGATATCTGATAGGTGGTCAAGGTGGAGACATTGAAGAGTTTACTCAATATCAATATAAAATTGTTATGACAAGTACTAACTCATGTGCTCCTCCTGTATTTAAAGACTTTAGGTCAATAGCAATGGCAGTATAATGAATTCAAACTTAATACGTGTTGAAAATGGAGTAGGTCTTGCTCGTAATAGAAGAACAGGTGGGATTGTTAATATAAATAAAGAAGAAATACAAACCGCACGAGAAAGAAAACTAAAAAGAAAACAAAAGGAAATGGAGTTCGAACAGCTTAAGACAGATGTCTCTGAGATGAAACAACTCTTAAACACAATAATAGAGAAACTATAATGGCAGAGTATACACCAGAACCACAACTTATCATTACAAATACCTTCTCGGATTTAGTTACTAAATTCAATACAGTTTCTTCTGGCATAGGAGCAACTGGGGATTTAAATACCGCTGTTAAAACCAGTATTGTTGGAGCAATTAATTCAATAGAAGACGTCTTTGATGCATCTGAATTTGAAATATCTGCGGGTTCAAACGCATTTGATGTTACCTCCGGAGCATTTACAATCGATGCAAGCGGTACTATATCACTTGATGCCGCAACTACTGCGTTAACAGGAGACCTAACTCTAGTAGATAATAAAGAAATACAAGTTGGTACAGGTGCAGATTTAATACTTTTACACGACGCTACTAACTCAATAATCAAAAGCGACTCGATATATATAAAAGCGAAATCTGAAGACGAGAATATGGCGTCTTTCACTTATAGTGGTGGAGGCGAAGGTTCAGTAAATTTATATCATAATGGTACTAGTAAATTTGCTACGACTGCTGGCGGTGTTTCAATTCCAAATAACGTAGAACTTGGTGCTGCTTCAGTAATCAAAAGCGGAGGTAATGCCGCAATAACTTTTGCTAATGCGAATGTCACTATGGGTGGAAACATAAGTATAGCAGGTACTGTGGATGGAAGAGATGTTTCTGTAGATGGTACTAAGTTGGATACTGTAGAAACAAACGCTGATGTAACCGATACTGATAATGTAACTGCTGCTGGTGCGCTTATGGATTCAGAGTTAGCAGACAGTGCTTCTGTAAAGGCATTAAATCAATCCGTAGTATCTGGAGCAACTCCTACTTTTGGAACTGCAAACTTTACAGATGCAACCAATAAAAGGTTGATGACTGATGCGCAGGAAACCAAGTTAAACAGTGTTGAGACAAATGCTGACGTAACCGACACTGATAATGTAACTTCAGCAGGTGCTCTAATGGATTCAGAGTTAGCATCTATAGCAGATGTAAAAGCATTAGACCAATCTGTTATCTCTGGCGCGTCACCTATATTTGGTACTGCTAACATGACAGATGCAACTAATAAAAGGTTCATGACAGATGCGCAAGAGACTAAGTTAGATGGTGTTGAGTCAAATGCTACTGCAGACCAAACTGCTTCACAAATACTTACTAAAATAAAAACTGTTGATGGTACAACTTCAGGATTAGATGCTGACTTGTTAGATGGACAACATGGTTCATATTATGGTACAGCAGCTGCTGTATCCGCAAACTCTACCGCTATAGGTACAATTGGTAGTTTAAGTTCTGATATTGATGGAACTAATTTAGTTGCCGCAATTAATGAACTACAAGGCGACATAAATCAAATCAACAGCAATGGTGCATCAGCAAACAACACCATAATAGGTACACTTACTCAACTACTAACAAGTGAAGATTCAGATGTTGTAGGCGCAATAAATGAACTTCATGGAGAGATTGGAACTAACACTACTAAGTTAAGTGGTATCGCGAATGGTGCAGATGTAACTCTGAGCGAAATATCAGAAGGAACCAATATAAGTATTTCAGGAAGTGGAGTAATTAGTTCTACAGATACTAATACTACTTATACAACTGCAACAAACAATACACTAGGTCTTGTTAAAATTGGATATTCTGAAAATGGTAAAAATTATCCTGTTGAATTAGATAATAACGATAAAATGTATGTTAACGTGCCTTGGGATTTAGATACAGATACTAATACGCAAAATACATACGATGTTTCAGCGCAAACAACATCTGGTGGTGCTAATCTTAGATTAGGTGGTTCTGGTCCAACAGCAACAGCAGCAGATAATGTAAAATTTGCGAGTGGTGGTGCAACAACTGTTTCACAAACAAATGCAAATACAATCACAATCACATCAACAGATACTAATACGCAATTATCTAATGAACAAGTACAAGACATAGTTGGTGGAATGTTAGGTGGTACTGAAACTGGAATTACAGTAACTTATCAAGATACTACTGGTGATATTAATTTCGTACTTGATACCCCAACCGATAATAATTTTACGAACGCCTTAAAAAATAAATTAGATGCTATTTCGGCAGGTGCTGAAGTAAACGTTTATGAAAGTCCTGCTCAGTTACTGACCGCAATTAAAACTGTTGATGGTGCAGGTTCTGGGTTAGATGCTGACTTACTCGATGGTCAAAGTAGTGCACACTATGCTACCGCAGCGTCTGTTTCAACAAATAGTAGTGCCATAGGTACACTTAGTAGTTTAACTACATCTGAACAAGGTAATCTTGTTGCTGCGATAAATCAATTAAAGTTAAGTGTTCCATTAGTATTTAACGCTTCAGGGACACAGTTGAACTAGGATTAGTTTATGCCTAAGGTACCATTAAAACAAAAAACTGTAGGTGAACCTGAAGTTCAGGAGATAATAACTACTGGCGTAAATAATGAATACAAATACCTCGCATATCTTGCGGGGTTAGAGTTAGAGACTGCTTCAGGAACTTATAGTGAATCAGTACTTGGTTCTCTTGGTAAAACAAACCAGACAAACGATTTGAGTATAGGGACGTTCACTAACACGGGTCGTGAATCAGGGGACGTAGGTGATCAAGGAACTGATGGTTCAGGCGACCTTGCTATTACAACAACAAATACAACTATATATCAACAAGATGCTACATATAGTGAACCTTCTAATTTCCGTCATCCTTTATATCAACACGAAGTAAGTAATCGAATAAGAATACAAGAGTTTAATGATGCTGACCAATTAGAACTCGGCGAAGAACTTGCTAAAATTATATATGCAGGAAACTATCCTGGAACATTTCACTTAGGTTCATCAGCACCAAGTAGTGATTATGCTATTGCGGTTGCAAATGTTATGACCGATACTAGGGCAGACGATACTTCAACAGTTTATAATATATATCAAAGAAAAATTATGACTACAAATACCCCTACTACAATGGATAGAGGTTTGATGGCAGTCGCAAGAGGAAGTTCCTCACCCTTTAACGCAAAGACAGGTACTTATAAAGGTCTTATAGTAATGTCAGATGCTCATAGAAAAGAGACTGTAAAGGCATGCCTTGATAGATATCTTTCTACAATAACAGGTAGTGTTAAACCTATAGGTTCATACCTAATCAGAACTTCTGCTCCATCAGAGACAGGCACTTGGGTAGCAAAAGGAACCGC